GCCAGATGTGCTCAAATTGCCGATCAGTAATCTTGCAGTTGTGGTTTCGTTCGCCATAGGCCCGGGATTCCGGCACAGTATGCGTCCCGTTGCACTCACCTTTGGCAGTCCGGCCACGCCTCACGGCGTCTCGGCGGTTGTCCTTCTGAGTGCCAAGGTAGAGATGCGCGGGGTTGCAACAACCGGGGTTGTCACAGTGGTGATTGATCTGAAGTCCATCGGGGATCGGCATGCCGTTGGCCAGGCTCCACGCCAGCCGATGACTTCTCCACTGGCGTTTTTGGAACTTGAAGCAGCCATATCCCTTGGGCGTTTTGCACTGCGTCCATTCCCAGCACTCATCGGAACTGCGAATGTCCACATGGCGCCAGAAGTCTGCCTCTGTGTTACAAGCGGAACTCATGGTTCCTATGCTGTTAACACTGAGAAGGGACATCTGGTTGCGCCGGTCGCCATCGGGGTGATCGGGTTCGGCAGTGCGAAGCCCAGGCGCATGACGGCGCGGATGGCTATCATGTCCATCTGCGCGAGGTTGTAGATGATGTTTCCGCCCGCGTCGGTGATCACGGCTTCAGACAGAACCTTGTAGGTCATGTCCTGCCGGATGCCGTAGACGAGCTGATTCCATTGGCCGCAGATGTCCAAAGCCTGCGAGGAATCAAGCGAACCGTCGACGGGGAACAGGATCGGAGCGCCGTCGAGCTCTGCCGGAGCACCAGAAACGGGGCTGCCGGTAAAGACGGGCACACCATCGACGGAGCGGCAGTTGCGCAGACGGCCCTTCATGGTCATGTGCGCCAGGTGGCCGGTCACGGCGTAGCCCTGCGCCTCGAGCAGCATGAGGAGACCATCGGCGGAACCCGCAGCGCTCTCGCCCATGATGGCTTCGTAGAGATCGGTGAACGCGGCGATGGAAGCCACAGTGGAGTCGGCGGTCGCCAGGGCTACCAGACCGGCCGCGCCCAGGTTCGTGGTCCAGGTGGCGGGGATGTTGGTCCCGTAGAGAACGGCCTGCACGATCGCCTTGTTGAAGGCTGCGACCAGAGCGGGCTTGACTTCGCCCCAGATGTCGTAGTCTTCGTCATCCAGCACCGATTCGGGGATCGGCACGATGGCCGCCACTTCCTCGGCGTCGATGTACTTGCTGGTCCAGTCAAGCTCCGTGGTCTGCTTGAGACCCGTGTCACCGTTGACGAAATACGCGGTGGCCAGAGCGTTGGCTACGGGCATGCGCCGCTGCTTGCGGCTCATGTCGGGGAGACGCCGCGCCAGCTGGAATATCCAGTTGGAGTCAGCCGTCTCCTTGATGATGTCGCGTGCGGCATCTTCGGGAATGAGAGCACCCGCATCGGTGCGGGTGATTTCACTGTTGAAAGGCATCTTTCACCTCAATCGGGCCACAGAAAAAGCCGCTCACGGCGGCCTCTGTGGTGCTTGTTATGGAATCGGAACAAGCGCTTATCCCCGATTGAGCATCTCGCTCAAATCGTGTTCGGGTTACGCTCGAGGATCTCCCTCAGAGCGAAGCGGTGTATCTACCTGCCTGCAGACTTGCGAATCCAGGCATTCATGGACTGCTTGGGAGTTGGGGGCTTCTGTGTACCCGAGCCGGCATTGCCGGGGGGCGGAGGCGCGGGCTTGCCGAAGAGTTCTGGATACCCCTGCTTCAGGTCATCGAAGTTGCAGCGGCCCCGCTTGTCGAACATCCCGTCCTTGGCGGCCGCCATGTAGGCCAGCCCCAGGTTGGTGACGCCGGCAAGGTGGGCATCCTCGTAGAAGTCCGCGCGGGCGGCCGCTTCGGCTGCTTCGTCGGCCTTCTGGGTGAGCTGCTTCTCGATCTCCGAGCCCTTCTCGGCTTTGGCGGCCAGTTCCCGCAACTGCTTCTCGTTTTCCGAACGGCTCTCCCGTTCGGACTTCAGCGCGGACTTCAGCCCGGTGATGTGCTGCTCGACCATGCCCCGGATGTTCTCGGGTTGCGCCTTGTACCACTCTTCGTAGCTGGCAGGCGGATCAGGTGTCGGATCAGGCGTCGGGTCAGGTGTGGGCTCGCTTACGGGATCGGGGGTAGGGATGGTTTCCGGCATGTTGGTTCCTCCTCGGGCCTCTCGCCCGCTCTTGGGGTACAAAAAAGGCCCCATCTCGGGGCCTCAACACAGCCTCACGCTGTGGGGTGCTTACTATCGGCGGGTGAAGGTTGTTGGCGTCTGCGCAAAACTACTGCGTCAATTGACGATATGGGCATTTACGCAGTAGTTTTACACACGATACTGAGTAAAACGTCACCCAATGGACACGTTTCCCAGCATCCATCCGTGGTTGCTGGGGTTTCTATCCGCTACTCAAGTTTCCAATTAGCAACTGTTACGTCAGATCCCACAGCGCCCGGTGACGGTGGGTGAACCTAAGAGGCGAACGCTCGGGCTCAGCCCATCTCGCCCGTCGCCATGCCTGCCGTAGCCTCCGCTCCCGGACATTGCAGGCCCAGTGGCGCGTTCCGGGGTTGAACTGGTGGTAGTAGATGATGTGTCGATTGGCGCGTCGCCAATCCCGGAGCTTCTCCAACCGAGGGTTCGGATTGAGCCGCAACCTGTAAGCCCTCCCGAGTAGTTGCACATTCCGCAACATCTGCCAATTCGCTTGCAGTAAGTCGTACTAAGCGCGACATACTGCGTTTGGAATGCACACTCGGCGGGAGTCGAACCCGCGTCTCAGCGTTTATCAGATGCCGCGCTCTACCACTGAGCCACGAGTGTGCTCGCCGTGCGCCCGCTACGCAGTAACACGGCCTAAGTACCTCCCGGTATCCCGAGAGGGGTGCACCCTAGACTGCTTTCAGCTTGGGCTTGTATTGGATGCCGTGGTCGCCGGGATAGGGAGTGTGGTGGTCGTGCTCACCCGTGAGTATCTTCGTGGGGATACCATCGGGGAAGGCTTGGCAGGTGTGAACTTCCGTGCGATTCATGCACAGGTGGCAAATGCCCACTATCTCAAAAATGGGTTCGTCATATTCAAGATTGCTCATACCTCACCCCGCCAGGATTGTTGCGTCTATCTCCCACTTACCAGAGCGACCATTGAACTTGACACCATCAATGATGAACTTCTGCCCGCGCCCCAGTAGCAACTCCTGCTCGGCTCTCATACGTGCCTCAGTGGCCACGTTGGGCATATAGTAGCTCGGCGTACCCTTGGGGACACGCACACGCATCAGAACCTGCTTGCTCTTGAAGGCCGTGGGGATCTTGGTTGTGAGAGCGGTGGACATATACCCCTTGTCCACGAAGACCTGGCCCACAATACCCTCCAAGTCAGACGCGCTCTTGACCTTGAATGCACTTAGGCCCGTGCCCCTCAATACAACCACGTCATTCGGCAGCGCATGCTCTCCAAGAACCGCATCTATGCGCTTGGCCTCGCTTCTGTAACCAGCCGCCCGTTCGGGGGTGAACTTCTTCGTGCCCCGCAGGTAAGGGTTCATGCCTTGATAGCCAGCCCCCTGATAGCGCCGAAGCGTATCAAGGTCCCCGGCATTCGTGATCTTCCCATATTGGCTTTGTGCCCAAGCCGCCGCTTCGCGGTTGTTAGCAAATTCAACAAGGGCATTCTTCCCCACCCCCAACTCCCTCAGCGGCGTCACCTTCAGCCCCCCGCCCCATACGGGGTCGTGGGTCACTGAGGCAAAGTCACCGAACTTCACGTCGCCGTTCTTCCAAGCGTCAAAGCGCTTCCCCCCCATGATGGAGCGCTGGGTTGCCTCTGGTTGGCTTTCGAGCCACTTCTCGCCTGAGAGGAACTGGGGTTCGGGGCCGTCGGCGAGGAACGGGACGCCTGTACAGCGGCCCAAAGGATGGTCGGCGATAGGGACGTTGGCTGGGGTTACCTCACCTTCCCGGCTGAGACATGCGAGACAAGTTCTGTCGTTGTGCGCTACCAGCCGCTTGACCTTGAGGTTAAGCCCTGAGGCTTCATAGGCTTGCGCCTGGGCCATTCTGTAGGAACGTATCTGTTCCGTGCGGCTGATCTGCAGCGCCTTGTCCAGCCCACCCGAGAGGTCGTCGCGGATCATGTCCGCGGTCTTTCTGGGGTTCCACCCTTGCGCGGTGGCATTGACCAAGGTTTGGCTCAGGCGTTCGTGCACCCCCGGCAGAGGTAGACCCGTGGAATCCCGGACCATTCTCAGCTTCAGGAGTTCCCCCAAAGGTTGCCCGTCGGCGGTCATGCCGATCATGTTGGTCACTGCCGAGGGGTTCAAGCGGTTGAAGTCCATACCCACGGCTATGGTGTCTAGCAGGGTGAG